CTTGAATGAATACTGGTAAAACGTCATTGAACTGAACGTAAATTCCATCGTAATCAGAACTCTGTCCAACTACTGCTCCAGTTCTTCCAAAGACACTCGTAACATCTCCACCACCACCGCCACCATCGGCACTAGACTTTCCCAAGTTAGAAGCTACAAAGGATAAGAATCCTGCTTCAGTAAATGGTGTGTCGTTTTCATCCAATACGTTTCCTAATGCAACTCCAGGATCCGCAAACAAATCGTGTTGTTTATTCGAATCTGTTACTGCGTAGTTAATACCTACTAGCTTGACATTTCCGTCAACCATTGCATTTGAGTCATACCACGTTTCCTTTGCCGGTACAAGAAATACCGCACTTGAAATAGTGTCGGTTATCTTCAAGCCTTGTCCATCGATTTCTAATTTATAAGCCATCTTATACTTGTTTTTTGATTATGAATTTTAAATAACTATTTGTTGCATTCGGATTCTGCACCGAACTGATAATCGAATACTTCTGTCCAACGTATTGAACAAAGCAAGTCTTTGGGTCTATTTGTTGACCATTGTCACGCATTTTCAACGAATAAACAAGTCCGTAGTCATTTAGACCTAACTCTTGAAAAGATTGCTTATTCTCGTTCATACTAATCAACTCGCACCAATATTCACCTAACAAAGACACGCTTGTTGTGAATCCTCCAAAACCATCTGGAGTCTTTGTGGAAACATAGATTTCAACTCGCTTATTGAACCTCATAGGATAAATCGTTTATGTTGGTTTAACGTCTGCCAAGTAATCTTTGCGATACCTTGACCATTGCCATCTGTCTTTCTGTAATAATAACTATCTGCTATCTCCAAAGCACATTCTATGAGTTCTGGTGGAACATCTGAGGCTAAAGCATAACCAACATTCAAACTTAAATTTGGTGGCTCTAAAGCCGATGTATTGAATAAATAATACCCATTCTTTTGCTCATACGAAATGTCATCGGAAAGAGTTGTTAAATCGGTGTTTATCGGATCATCGTAAACCCTAATTTGACCATACTTATCCCACACATACTCCTTATCCCTTGCAACAAATAAAATATTAGTGTACTTCTCAACAAATACACAAGCTGCGTTGACCATACGAGTGATGTTATCATCATCTGCCGTAAAGCCAGGGTCAACCCTTAAATATGTCTTGGCAGTTGCCAAAGAAATTACACTTGAATAATCCATTACTTAGTTTTTAAGTTTCCCTTCTTTGTTACTGGTGCTTTCTTGTTCGCTTTCTTAGGTTCAACCTTTTCAACCTTATCTGCCGAAACTAAAGCATCTGCACGACTTTCATCCTTAATATCATAAACGTCACCTTCCTTTCGGTCCACACGCTCAACGACATCAAAAAAATCACTTTTAACTCTATATTGCATATCCTTTTTTATTTATAAATATAATCAAAAAAAAAGAGGACTACTTAAAGCCCTCTTTTCCACTAGAAAAAAACCAGAAAATAATGAAGAGCAAACCACGAATTACTCTAACGAAATTTCTTTACACCGCAGTGAAATCACCAAACAATAACCCTGCTGGTTGCTCAACCGCTAATGCAGTTTGAGATTCAATACGAGCAGTAATCATGTTTGAGATAAAGTTACTTCCTTCCTCCTCTGAGAATGAAAGACTCAATCCTTCAGTTAATACCTTGTTAACTCGGCTAAAGTTTCCAACAAAATACTTGTTAGCACTCATCCAGTTAGCCATAACTACTGGGATTCCGTAAACCATCATTCCTCCCATTCCGTTGAATGAAACTCCTGGTGGCAGTCCGTAACCTGATCCAGTTGACTTCTCTAAGACTGCAATATCAAAGTAATCTGCTGGAGTCATAACGATGTAGTTTGGTACAAAGTTAGTTCCTGCCAAAGCAGCGATGTCCTTGATAATCATCTCGATTTTGTTCTTACCAGTAATTACCTGAGAAGAAGCAGTAGCATCAGATTCTAAAACTGCGTTGAACGCTGAGTTCTCTGCAATCCAATAATCTCTTCTTAGTTCAACTGGCAAAGATGATTGTAAGAATGGTAGGTTGTTTCTCATCTTACGAGAGAATCTTGCGTAACCAGCAATAAAGTCGGTATTCACATCTACCATAGTGTAATCGTAGTCAATCTGAGATTTAGATTGTCCTTCAGTTTGTGCTCCGATAGAACCTTCACCTTTAGCAACTCTTGGATAGGTATAAGTACCATTACCAATGTTTACAGATCCTGCGATGTCAGCTACGTTTACTGCTTGTGGTGGAGCAGATACTGGATCAAAGTTGTAAGTTCTTGGTTGGTCACCAGTAAGTGATGCTGATAATGTCATATCACCAACTGCTTTTAAAATGAACTTAGCACCTTGTCCTTTGTGTACGTTTGAAATTGCTTGAAAGTTTTTAGCTAATCCTTCAACGATAGGGTCAACAAATTTTGACTCTTGATTTTTCGCTTGGATTTGCTTGTCAAGTTCGTCTGCTCTTTTTTCAGCAGCTTCCCATCTAAGTTCCATATCTGAAACCTTTTGGTCGAACTCTTTTTTGTTGTTTTCGATTTGAGCCGAGAACATATCTTTTACGTCAGCAATAGCTTTTTCTCGGTCTTTTTGAGTTTGAGCGACTAGACCCTTCTCAAGGTTGTCTAACGCTTTAATTAAATTTTCCTCCATGTCTTTGAGAATTAAATTCGTTAATAATATCTGCTGCCGACTTCTGAGTGCCTTCTTGCGACTCAAGTGACTTTTTCGCTAAATCAAATGCTTGTTTCTGAAGGTCACGGATGGCAATCTCCAACAAGCCAAAAGTTTCGTCTGTGAATGTTCCAGTTCTATAAGCCTTCATAAAGACCTTTAATCGGTCCTCCAATTCTCTTGGATTGTTGCTTTTAAAACCAGTAAATGGTGTGTTTCGATTAGAACCAATGGTCACATTAGAACCTTCGAACAACTTAATTTCTTTTAGGTAGTTTACATCAGCTTTCTTATCGTACTCTTCCTTGATTGGAATATAACCAATCGAGTGGTTAGTCATAATACCAGCTTCGTATAATTTCAAGGTATCCATCGAATATGATGTGTCAACTAATGGCTTGGACACAAAGTAAAGACCTTTGGAATCCTCATACAACTCATCGAAGAATCCGTGTGGCTGCTTCCAGTCGTGTTGATTCAAGAAATAAATCTCATCCTTGCGTTCAGATAGCGTTTTCTTATACGCTCCCTTTAGGATTACATCACCATGTGAATCTTTTGTATCAAAGTCTGATAAGTACCCTGATACCCTTTTACCGGTCATATCAACATCCTTAACGTGACCAGTTCCTACGAAATCCTTATGTAAAATACCTATTGTGTTCATAGGGCTAAATATAAATAAAAAAAATTATAAACTTTTTTAGGACAAAACACCTGGCTTAAAGACTAAATCTCCGTTCTCATCTCGCTTAGCTTTTATTCGAAAAGTACACCGGCAATTTATCTTGTTAGCCGCACTCGCTCTTGGATCCCCAGGAAACGCAACTGCCTCCTTTGTCCCATACTGCAAGTTGCTTATCAGAAATGGCTCTTCATAGTCAACTTTCTGTCCATCGGCATCATAATGGTCGAATCTACTACGATTCCTTCTACCACGAGTTCTTGCATCCCTTGTTGAGATCCAAACCTTCTCACTTTGCAACGTACTGAACTCACCTGCTTGATACGTTGCTCCATTCATAGCAGTTCCAGATTCCGTTCTAACTATCCTCTCAGACTGCCAACGATAAAAGTTCCTCTTATTCACATACTCCTCAACCTCCTTTGCAGTTTCTTGCATACTCTTACCATCTGCTAGTCCTTGAGCAATTAACTGAATAATCGTATCGATGTAGGTCTGTTGAACCGAACGGATGTATAATCCACCAAACTCTTGGAAAAACCTAATGGCAGCGGCTAACCATTGACTTATTTCACCAACTACTGGTATCTCATAAGCCTTAGTGCTAGATGCTTCCTTCTCAAGCTGATTAAGTTGATATGTGCCTTCCTTTTCAAACACATACCCATAAAACTCATTGTAAACATCCAAAAGTTCATCCTCGTTGACACTTGCTT